TCCCATATGTTTACAAGACGTTCCGGTATTCCAGGTGTACTCTCAAGGCCAGAAATCATGATCGCCGGTAGACTTGTGCCATTTACCGTAAATGTTTTGCGGTAGCCGTAGTTATTGCCTTTGTTTTCAATAAACAATTTTACAATTGTCGTTTCAGTTGTATTAGAACGTACACCAACACGAGAAGGGGATCCTGTGTAATCGCTAGGTCTGTCTACATAAAACTCTTCACTATTATTTATATCCCCGTTGAATCCAATTGGTTGGATTGTTTCGTTGACTTGGAAATCACTAATCCAGCCGTATGTGTAATCTGCATATCCATTCGCAACCATGTCAGCGTTATATATTGGATCGGCTACAGCTACGCTATAAAGGCTGAAATCAATCTGAACGTATCTACTTATATTTGATGAAGATGTTAATAGCAAACGTTCTGATGTTCTTTGACCTGCGCTTGTTGGGGCGTCAATCCCAAGCACTCCCATATGCAACCAGCGTTGACGCCAGCCAATTGTGATTGAGGTTACAGATAATGAGTTAAGTACCTGCTCATGTTTAACTCTTACTGTTAGCCCTGACCCATCGCCGCCGGTAGTGCCATATACGCCTTCCGCTGGACGGTTACTTACAAGCAACGAGTCCGGCACAATTACAGTAACAGCATTATTAGTGGGCTTAGTTGACGCATTTGGTCCTCCCCAGAACATGACTTTATTGGTGCCAGCAAAGTAATCAATACTGCGATTTGGTTCGCCTACATAACTGACATTTACATTACTATCTTTAGATGTAAATGTTTGTAAACTTCCGCTGCTTGCATCAAGGATGCGCCCTTGTTGGATATTAATAAATGCACCGCCGGATATAGGTACAAACCTCACCTCGTAAATATCAGCTCCGGCGTAAAACGCCAATCGAATAAAATTAAATTGCGCGACTGGTGTGCTCCCCCTTACGCCAAACGGTTGGTCAGCAACTCTTTCCCATGTTGTACTAGAAGATTTGCGGTATTCAAGATAAAAGAATGAATAACGAAATCCATAATCCGAAAATAACCCATAGTTAACGTTGCCGCCACTAGTCTCAATTTGGCTTGCAATGCTTTCATCTGGGACACCAGCAAAATTTACGATGCCATTGAACCGTTTATATACAATTGATTTAATTCCAATTTCTATCTGGTCCACTGCTCTAGTAGTCGTAACGCTACCAATAGCAAGTTTGGATATTGTTAAATCTGTAGTGTCCGCGCCATAAACGGTTCGGAACGTGCCAAAATGTCTAATTCTGCCTGCACCTAATGCTAATACTTCGCCGCGTGATGTAATCTTAAATCGGTATGATTTATCAGCCGATCCATCATATGGTGCGTTTGAGCTAGTTTCTATGCAAACACCTTGCGCTGAGCCAATTGCGTAAGTTTCGCCAATCGTAAATGCAGCATCAGCTTCCTCGCCAATTGACTTACGTTTATTTATAATATCGGAAGTTCCGTGTTCCTCAAAACTACGTTCACTTTCATCTGCATATATTGTATATTCAATTACATTGCCATCTAATACTAGATTTATTTTTTCAATGCCGTTCCATGATGTAACATCAATCTTATTAATGCCACAGAAAGAGCCATAAGAACTTTCATTTTTTGCTCGTTCCATTTGAGCAAGAGCAAATGATTGTGAGCCGTTAATAACCTTGACACGTTTTAGTGGTAGCCGCCAATCCTGACCATTACGTACAGGTTGGTACGTGCCAAATTCAGTGCTGCCCGTTGGTGTGCGAGTGCCGCTAAAGAGTGCTTGTGATCCTTGGTTTGCATATTCAGCAACAATAATGTCAGTAGGTGATCGAGGTAACAGCGATCCGCCAATCTTGCTGCTTGCATCTAACCGCGTTGATACCTCGCCGCTACGGTAAAAAATGCAAAATTTTGGCTCTTGATAATTTTTAAGCAGCGTGTCGCCAATTGCTAATCCCTCTAAATCTGGTTTTGCCATTGACATTGCATTGAGCGCAAATAATGCCACCAGTTCTTGCCCGTCACCTTGGCTTAGTAATTGGCTCCATAGCAACTTAGTTTCAGCGCGAACGCCACCAAATGTTTTGCCATTAAATTGCTCACGTTTTGCAAATACCAATGGTGCTACTTCACCCAACCGCGCCACGTTTTGTACTGAGGTAAACCCGTCTATATTGGCAAATCTACGGTTGTTGCTTATATTGGCGCCTTCCAGATTTTCAGGCGTATTAGAGCCTGTATTGCTTTGGGCTGCTGGATCGTCTTGTCTTGGGATCTTTGGCTTTGGTGCCATTGCTGACGCCGCGTAACTTATCCCCATCCCTACGATTGTCATGACTAACGGCACGACAGGGACGCACACCACCTCCGGCACTACGTCATACGCTGAATTGCGTTCAGGGCGGCAATTAGCTACTTCTTTTAGATACCAGTTATATTCTTCAATTGTCAGTCCTAAAGTATCAATTAATTGCTTTTCCCATGGCAATATCGCGCCTCGTATTTGACGGACGGGGACCATACCACCCGGTTGGTTTGTGCGCTGCAATGAAGCCATCCGGTGTCGTAGAAAACAGCTAGTCCGAAGCTATCAACAGCTTGCACTAACGCAATAATACCAGTTTCGGCTGGTGTTCCCCATAAGTCTAATTGCTCCCTAAATATGGAGGTGTCGCCTGCATGTAAACGCCGATACCAATTGCGGGCTGGTACTGGTGCTTCGATGCCATGCCACGCCAATACCCACCGACATAAATTAATACAGTCTGTAGCGCCATGCCGTGCGGGCTCAGCACCAAGCCTGTATGGCAAGCCAATGAGATCAGCCGGACCTGATAGCACCGGTTGATGGCAACGCACCAACTTGTTTGGCGGTAAAGCGGAGATTAGGTACGGTGGCTTGAATTGCATCGAGCGGGCTGCTGAGTTCAAGTTGGGTTGATTGGGTGGAATAGCTCATACCGGTGCAAAGCCAAATCTCTTGTCCTAGCGGCGGCGTAATTGGCGTATAGCTATCGGTTAACTGGTACGTGCGCACCTCAACAACCCAATTATTGTTTACCGCGTCACGGGTCCAGGCCAGCGTTAGCTGGTTAGTTGGTAAAATGAGCTGGCTTGATATGTTATCGCCATTTTTAGTTTTAGTAGCGCCTTGGTAAATAAATGGTAATAGCTGATATTTCTCACCTTCAAGTGTTGCTTCCCCTTGCGAAAAGAAGTTCTGATACCTTTTTTTAATATCTGCAGTATCAGAGAAAGTAACGTAATTACCAATAACAAATACGCTCATCTTAAACCTACCTGCCTGCGATAGCTAGGTGATTGTTGCAGTTTACTGGTAACTTGCGCAGCACCAGCCTTTGCTCCAGCCGCTGCGGCCCTCTTCTCTGTCAGCATCATGGCTGCCTGCAACTGTTCAGTGCTGACATAATCCTGCCCCAGGAACCTAGTAGTTTCAAAGCTCATTGATAATACAGGAGTTGCCTCGCCAGCGCCCATTGCATCGCTGCTGCTATTACCGCCGCTGCTACCACCTTGGCGTTGATAACGCGCCATTGCTGCTGTGGTATCGGCTGGGATAATCTTACCAGCGCTAGATGGCACGAATAGCTCAGGGCCTTTCTCGCCGACCATGTAGGTGCTGTTGCTGCTTACTGGACCGCCAGCAGCCTTACCGCCGCCAAAGATCTTTGTGCCACCAATATCAATGCCGCCAAGCAATGACTTAACACCAAATGATATCAACATCTTGCCAATATCTTTTAGTATATCAGTCAAGCTTTCTTGCAGGCTTTTGGCACCTGTTATTGCACCATCAATAGCACCAACAATTCCGCCTTCAATGCTAGCGCCAATGTTTTGTACTAAATTTTTAATTGATTCTTGTTTGGACGTAAATTCAGCACTAGCATCATTGATTTCTTTTTGTTTAACAGCTTGCTGGTTTAAGCCTTCTAATATTTGGGGTTGCTTTGATATTTGTTCATCAAGCTGTAATACAAGATTTTGACGTTCAAAGACGGTTTCAGCGGTCAAACCCTTTTCTTCTAATGTTTTTTGGACTGACGCTTGTTGAGCTTCAAGCTTTAATGTATTTTGAGCATTAAGCTGTTCGTTTTGCGCGAAT